GCGGCAATAACGGCGCAATCATAAACGGCAATGACGAAGACAAGGGGCTGTTTACTCAGCAACCCAATGGGGATTGGCTGGGGGAGGAGTTGGTTGTTAATGGTGGGTTTGATACGGATAGTGATTGGCTGAAGGGCGAGGGCTGGAGTATAGCTGGAGGGATTGCAGTTGGTACTATGCTAGATAGCTTCACAAAAACGATCAGACAGAGCGTCCCAATTTATGAGGAGAGGGTTTATAAAATACGCTATAACGGGACGGCAGATAGTGGTGCTTTTGGGATGCAAAATACATCGCAGCAAGTTGAGGAAGGGTTTCAAATCACACCTTTAAACAACTCAGTAGTTCAGGAGTCAAGCGGATTTGATGTAGTGTTATTCAAAAGACAAACCAATGTCTCATCCGCTACTTTAGACAACGTATCAGTCAAAGAGCTTCTAAAATCAGCATGAAGCTAATAATAGCATTAGCCGTATTGTGCGCCTCTTGTGTCTCTAATCCAGATGCAGAGGCGCACAGGTTGGCGTTATGGAACTTTAAATACAGGGCAGACATTAATGACGAGCTTAGAGTTTATGATTCTATATCTAATAATTTCAGCGGTGACTGTGAAGATTTCGCTTATACTCTTAGAAAGCAAATAGGTGGTGATGTTTGGTATGTTTTATTGCTCGATGGAACCGCTCATGCTGCATTGGTTAAAGATGGTATAGTGTACGATAATATTAACAGACGGCCGACTGGCGTTACTGACTATCGCGGTCAGTTTATTAAAATAATGAGCAGCAATAAAGAACCGTTCGACGTTGCTCGATACGAATGGACAGTGAGTAAATAAAATGGCATTAATCGGATACGTAGACACAGTTGATTTTCTGGCTTATGCAGCAGCTCGCGGGATTACGCTGTTGCGGCCTGAGAGCGAGACACTATTACAGGCGCTCGATTATATTGAGATGCAGACTTACGCAGGCTATAAGACTGACTCAGCGCAGGCATTAGAGTTTCCGCGCAGTGGTTCTAATGTAGTGCCTGATAAGATTCTAACAGCTCAAATGGAGGTTGCACTGCTCTATGATGCTGGCATTGATATTCTTGCACCTGTTGGGCCTAAAGTTACGCAGGAGACCGTTGTGGGCGCTGTGTCGGTAAGTTATAGCGATACGGTCAATACTAATACGCGCTATCAGAAGATTGATAAGCTGCTGTCTGAGTTCTTGGGCGGTAGTGGTGCTAATAATTTTGTGGTTAGTCGCGGTTAAGGTTAAGCCCTCTTGATTGAGGGCTGTTTTTATTCGCATTAAATATAATATTCAATCTCAATACTTCCGTTAAAGTCTCTAGCGTTAATAAGTGGCAATGTATTTAATATTTTGTTTATAGCCACAACAAACCCTGGAGTTATTTCACTGTTAATAAACAGACATATTTTGCATATAGCTAGATCATTTTTAGCTTTGCATATCTCAACTTCATGAACCGTAAATTCAGTTGTCGCAATATTTAGCTTATAACTTTTTTCTCTAGATATTTTTGCGCACTTATACAATGTTTTAGCACTATTCATAAATCACCTTTAATTATTGGCAAAATCTTGCCGTTTGATTTGATTGCTACTGCTAGACCGTCTTTGTCGTAGAGTAGTTCGTTTGGTCGTATTGCTTCAGCTCTAATATGGTAAGTTGGCGGCTTTGATTGATTAAGGCGTTTCATGTCCTCCTTAAGTGCTGCGTATATTTTCGCCACTTGATTACCTCCTAATTAATGTCCATTCAATATAATCAACACTAGCCAACTTAGCTAATCACCATTATTTATACTGACTATTGATTTGGTGTATACTGGTATTAATCAATATTATGGCGCTGACAAATGAGTGACTTCTACCAAAAAATGCAGGGCGTATCTAGCAAGCTGCTGAAAAAGTTTAATCAGGGCGTGATTAAGTATATTGAAACGCCAAATATCGGCACAGACCCGTTTAACCCAACGCAGGGCTCGCCTGTTGAATACCCACTTGATGCCGTTGCTAAAGGAGTTGAGCAGCGCTATATCAAAGAAGGCTACATTGCAGCATCTGATATTCAAGTGACCGCTGCCGTGTTCAATATTGAACCTACAATGAGTGGGGTTATTGAAATCGACGGCAAAGAAAAGCAAATTATCGCAGTTCAGCAAATACCAGCGGCGGGACTTCCTGTTAGCTGGTTGATCTTCTGTAAGTCATAGGCGGATAAATGGCATCACTTAATCAGATCCAGCAGAAACAAGAACGCGAGATATACAACGCGTTCATGACCGCTATTCGAGAAGTTAAAGATCAGGCCGTTATTAGTGAGCTGGCCAACCTGATAAATGTTGGTGATATTAACGGCGTTATTGATTTGCTGCAATTGTCGCCTGCTACTTATGAGAAGCTGGAAGAATCAATCCGAACGACTTACGCCATTGGTGGTGCTACTGGTGCTAATCAGCTAGGCCGTATACCTACGCCTAAAGGCACTTTAGTTCTTCGCTTCAATACTCGTGCGCCTGCTGCTGAAAAGTGGCTGAGTGAGCTGTCATCGACTCGTATCGTAGAAATATCAAACGAGACTCGGCAGGTTGTTCGCTCACTATTAACGCAAGGCATTGAAGTTGGGCGTGGCCCTCGCAGTGTTGCTTTAGACTTGGTTGGCCGTATTGATCCAGTCAGCAAAAACCGTGTCGGTGGTGCTATTGGTCTAACTGATTCGCAATCAGAATGGGCGATTGAAGCTAGGCGAGAGCTTGAAAACTTAAATCCTAATTACTTAACAAGGAAACTGAGGGATAAGCGACTAGATGGCGCTTTCAAGAAAGCTATTGAGTCAGGTGAGCCAATGCCAGAAAAGCAGATTGATGCTGCTGTAAGTCGATTGCAGGCTCGCACACTTCGCTATAGGGGCGAAAACATTGCGAGAACAGAGTCACTTAGCGCATTATCAGAAGGTCAAAATACTGCTATTCAGCAAGCCATTGAAACATCAGAGCTAGACGCTGATACAATTAAACTCTGGGATAGCTCAGCCGACGGCAGAACACGACCTGACCATATGGCAGTGGAAGATAGCTATCCAGATGGAATACCGTTTGACCAGTCTTTTAATGTCGGTGGCACAATGATGAGATGGCCGCGAGATCCTGCTGGTGGTGCAGCACAGGTAATTAATTGCCGATGTAAATTAATAACGCGCGTAAACTTTGCAGGCATGGCGGCTAAGGAGTTAAAAGGCTTTGGCTAAATTCAGCGACACAATAAGCAAGTGGACTCAGCGAATGAATGTCGCTATGGAAGCCGTGGCGAAAGAAGCTGCGCAAGAGTTGGCGGAGGAAGTAAGCAAACCTATTGCGAAGGGTGGAAGGATGCCAGTTGATACTGGATTTCTTCGTAACTCAATGGCAGCAGCTTTAAACTCAATCCCTAGCGGTGAATCTAGTGATGTATTCGATATGCAGCCAGTAACGCTTGCGATTAACAAACTAAAAGCAGGTGACAGGCTTGTGCTGGGATTCACAGCGAACTATGCGCGAGCAATGGAGTATCGTTATTATTTTGTGCGCAGCGCTGCAATGAATTGGCCGTTACATGTAGATAAATCAATTAAGAAGGTGGCGAAAGCAATACGATGAACAACACAATCAAACAAGCATTATTCTCAATGCTAAACGACGCGGCGCTAGGTTATTCAATCGCGTGGCCTGCGGTTAAGTTTCAGCCACCTGCTTCTGGTCAATGGCTAGAAGTCGGCTTTGCGCCCAATTCAGATTTAGACAATGCGCTCGTTTATGATTCTGGCTTTATTCCACGCGGCATATTTCAGGTCATTGTTTACGATAGGCCGAATGGTGGTACGTTTACGGCTGGAGCAATAGCAGAGCAAATTCAAACGCTCTACGCTAAAGGCACACCAATAACCGGTCAGGTTCGCATAGTCAAACGGCCTGAGATTCTGCCAATGGATGCAATGGACGACCGCTTTGGTATAGTCGTTTCCATTGAATATAGTGGCTAGCGATGGTTATATGTTATCATGACGAACGCGCACAACGCGCAACTTTAAAACGTTTTGGAGATTTAGAATATGGGTAAGCAGACAAGTACTGGCGTAAAGCTGTATGTCGCAGTAGGGCTTCCAGCGACTCAGGATCAGGTTGGCTATGAAGCTATGACTTGGGCCGAGGTTGGTGAAGTTGTAGATTTACCGGAGTATGGCCCCGATGTTCAGGTGGTCGAATCAAATCCACTAGCAACCGGAATTACGGAGAAGTTCCCCGGCTTTATTAATTACGGATCATTGGCTATTGGCATGGCATTGGACCCGAATGATTTAGGTCAAATTGCATTGGATAGCGCATTGCCTGTTGGTGGTGTAAAGCAGCCACATAGTTTTCATATTCAGTATAGTGCCGCGCTTTCTGAGTATTTCTTTGGTTCAGTGTTTAGCAATAAGCGCTCGACCGGTTCTGCAAACTCAATGGTTGGCTCAACTGTCAATACAGAAATTGACTCACCAGTTACTCGCGTAACAGTGTAAAAAATTAGAGCGGCTAGGTTTAGCGACTGAAAGGCGACTTAATCCATCGCTTGCCGTTCTTTCTTTCGGATTGTTTATCATTGCAGGTATAAAAATGACTAATATTTTAAAAATGTTCGACACGGTTTCAAGCTCAGAAGAGGGTTCATGGCTGCACTTGTGCGTACCAGGTACTGACGAAAAAGCGTATGCAGACGGTGACAAACAGAAAAAGCCTTTACGAATCAAGCTGAAAGGCCCAGACTCTGACGCGTGGACAGCATTCGCTCGCAAGGCTGCAAAGCAAGAATCTAAAAGCAAAACCACACACGAAATGGCGCTAGACGATGCTCAACTAATGGCGAAAATGACGCTAGGTTTTGAGAATATCCCAGATTTTGAATTTAGCAAAGACGCGGCCATTAAATTATATCTTGATTACAAAGACATTCGCATCCAAGCCATTAACCACGTTGCTAACCGTGAAAATTTTATCAAGAAGCCGAGCGAAGTCTAAAACTTTGGGCGGCTCAACTAGGCTGGCTACACTCAACACCTGAGCGCAGTCGGTCGAGTGATAAGCGAAGCAGGATAGAGCAGTATGGTGATGGACATCCTTATTGTTCCCTGCCTCCTGCTGATGGGTTTGAGTATATGACGCAGTTATTTATTGATAGCGGATTGTATTCAAGCGGCGGCATGGGAATGTCACCATTAACTTGGTCGGAGCTATCAGCATTCAGCAATTGTGGCGCTCTCAACTTAAACGCTTGGGAGTTTTCGCGGTTAATGGATATGTCGAGGGCTTATTGCAGCTGGAACTCTAAAGGCTCTCAGCAGGGCGACATGGCTGACTCGGTGCCGTTTATTGATAGGACAAAGAGTGTGTCGGACTATCTAATCAGGCAGCGCGAAGCGTCAATTAAAGAACAAGAACAGCCGCTCTAATCAGCGGCTTTTTTTGTGTTATTATTAACCAAACTCAGAGGTTAAGAATATGACTGCAACATTGGCCCAGCTCGGCTTCGACATCGACACAAGCGACATAAAAGACGCTACCAAATCACTCGGCAACCTAGACAAACAAAGCGGCAAGTCTGAAAAGTCCGCAGGTAAATTCTCACGCGGCTATTCTGCATCTATGGCAGTTGCCAAAAAAGCAACTTTTGCGCTTACTGCTGCGGCTGTTGGTGCCTCTGCTGCTATTGCAAAGTATACAAGCGTCGGCCTTGATAATGTTGACGCTCAGGCAAAACTAGCTCGGGCAATGGGCGCAACTATAGACGGCCTTAGAGCTGTTCAACTTGCCGCTGGTGATGCTGGCATTGATAACATGGGCGAGAGCCTTAACCGCCTAAACCGCCGCCTTGGTGCTGCCGCACTGGGCAATAAGGAATACGGAAAAAGCATTTCAGCGCTTGGCCTTGATTTAGATACGCTAAGTAATATGGACGTTGATCAGCGAATTGCTGCAATATCAGACGCAGTAAAAGAAAGCGGATTGTCTCATCAAGAAACAGCACGTCACTTGCAAATGCTAGGCTTCCAGCAATCAAACGCTAACGCATTCTTTAGACAGGGCGGCGACGCGGTACGAGCTGCAAAGAAGGAAGTCGAAGATTACGGCCTATCATTAAGCGCTGTAGATGCTGCAAAAGTTGAATCTGCCAATGATCAATGGTCGCGCCTTGCATTGCTAACAGAATCAGCGACAAGTAAGCTCGCGGTCGAGTTCGCCCCAGTAATTCAAACTGTTGCGCAATACATTACCGGTGCAGCGAAAGAAGGCGAAGGGATGGGTGATGCCATTGAGCGTGGCGTGGGTAAAAGCGTAGAGGCTTTCGCGTATCTTGCAGATGTATCGCATAGTATTGAAACCGTATTTCAGGTGATGGGCAAAGGCATTGCCGCTGGCATTTTATGGCTAGTTGGCGATGTTAAGCAAAGCATCGGCTCGGTTGTCACGAATACAGTAGACGGCATTAACTACATTATTGATGCAGCCAATATGCTCGGCGCTGGCTTTGATCGCATTGAAACTCCTGATTTTGCAAAAGAGATGCTCGCTGATGCCGAAGTGCTTAGAGAAGCAACAAAAACAGCAATGGCTGATATTCATGCAACTCTAATGAAAGAGCCGCCAAGCGTGGGTATTCTGGCTGCTTATGAGAAGGCAAAAAAAGCGGGGCAAGATGCTGCTGTTGATGCTGTAAATACTGCAAAAGAAGCGGCAGAAGAATCAAAAGCTATTGCGATAACAAAATCAAAGGAAGCAGCAAGGCAGACTGGTGCCGATTTCAAAAAAGGCTTTGAAAAACAAACTTCTACAATTTCAGACTCATTACAAGACGCTATTGCGACAGGCGACTGGGCAGGCATGGGTGCGACAATCGGCGGCGCATTAGCTGGCGGTATTGCATCACAAGTATCTGCAAGTTTAGGGGGCGGTATTGGAGGAGGTCTTGGCGGTGCAGTTGCGGGCGGCTTAGTTGGTTTGGCTATCGCTCAAATAAACGACTTCATGACTGACGACTACGACCCAACCGAGAAGCGTCAAGCATCGCAGGGAACGGGAACTGTTCTCGGCTCTATCAACGACAAGACTCAAAGCATCGCCAACGCCACAGACATCACAGCAAGCGCTACTAGCGAGCTAATCGGCATTAATCGCGCAATGCTTGTGGCTATGCAAAACACCAACGCGGGTATCGCTAACGCTTCATCCAGAGTGGCGCGTGGATCTAATGTTGGGATTGCTACACCAGGTCTAGGCGTAAACAATCTAGGCGACGATATTATAGGAGCGAACTTAGACGCGCTTAGTTTCCTATCACTGGGAACTTTAGACTTCGGCAAAATGCTAGGCGGAAAATCTAAGAAAAGAGACGAAGGTATTCAAGTCGTGGGCGGCTATATGTCAGACCTTATTGACGACACCATGGTTAATGCCTATGCCACCTTTAGAGTTAAAAAGAACGCTTGGTCTAAGACGAAAACAAAGAACAGAACTCAAGCACTTAGCGACGATGTGGGCAATCAATTCTCGCTTGTTTTTGAGAGCATTCTAGATAGCGTTGTTTCTGGCGTTGAGGTTTTCGGTATTGGTGCAGCGGCAACCTCTGGGTTTAAAATAGGAACTCAGAAACTAAGTCTTGAGGGTATGAACGCAGAGCAGAGAAGCAAGGCTATCGAAGAATACTTCGGCACTGTTTTTGATAACCTTACGCTTCACACTGTGCCATGGTTAGAAGACTTTCAGCAGGCAGGAGAGGGTTTAGGCGAGACTCTTGCTAGGCTTTCTACTTATGTGCAAGTCACTGAGGCGGCGGTTGATCAACTTGGCTTCCAGTTCGCAGAATTAGCAGGTGAAGATTTAGTATCAGCTTCTCAATATTTAATCGAAGCGGCTGGAGGTGTTGAGCAATTCAGCAGCTCAATGAAAGGTTTTGTTTCTAATTTTGAAACCGAAGCTAGACAGTTTGAGATACTTCAAGACTCAATGACTGAGGCGTTATCACAAAGTGGATTACCATTAGCCGATACTCGTGAAGGTTATCTTGCACTAATGAAGCAGCAGGACGGCTCAACACAAGCTGGCGCTGATAACATTGCTACACTGTTACGCCTACAGTCACACGCTAACGACTACTACAACACGCTAGAGCAAGGCGCTGAGAAGGCAATGAATGCGGCTAGAGACTCTGCAAACTCTGCATTGTCTCAGTCACTATCAGCAGCTAACGCGGTAAATAACGCACTAAGCGGATTGTCTACTGCAAGCGCTAGTCAGTCGCGTATGAGCGCTTTAGATTCGATTAGATCAATGACATCAAGCGGCAGAGTTGGCAGTGTGAGCGACCTTCAAGGCACATTATCAGCAGCGACTAACATTAACGCCAGTGATTTTGCAACGTTCGATGAATACATTAGAACAGTATCAAGAACTGGCGCGGCATTGGTTGGCTTGAAACAAATAACGGACTCTAAAGTTACAAAAGATCAGCAACTATTAACTAACATTGAGAATGAAATAAAAGCCATGTCTGGAGAATTGATTAAACTAAGTGAGACAAACGTAAAACAATCCGCGAAAAGTGCTAGAATACTCGAAAGAATAGAAGTCGGCGGGATTGAGGTTAAAGCATGAAATTAATAGAACCGATTGAGAATTTAGGGGCGCTGTCTACGAATGACGCGCCACTTGACGCACTTGAAACGTGGGAGCCGGTGGGTCGAAATTTGCTAAACTATATCGAAAAGCCAGTGTTTGATGTGGTTGGTGAATTGATGGTTGTTGCCTCGAATGAGTTTTCAAGTACTAGCGAAGCAAATATATATATTGTTAATTTGACCAATGGCGTTGTGACCAATACAGGAATAGCAACTCGTGGAATTGTTAATGTAGCAATTAGCCAAGATGGTCAGTTTTTCTACATTTGTAAACTTAGCGGGGTATCGTCAACGTCAGAGGACTGCGTACACTCTGTTTATGAAATTTCTGATTTCTCAGAGAAGTTTTCTTCATCCTCTCAGAGCGACTTGGCTGGAATAAATCAGACATACAAAACCACCTCGGCAGCAAAATGGGAAACAGACTCATCTAGCGTAGTTTTTGGAGATAGGAACAAACTAGAGCGTCTCAATTCAACAACATGGACAACAACACAGATAGGGCAAACACTAACATCGGCCTGCATCCTTGAATTTCAAGAGGTGGGTTCTCACTATTTTATATTGTCACCTAACCGAATAGAAAAAATGACAACAGCTGGAGTGCGGGTGTCATCGGTTGCGATACCATACGGAACAGCATTAAAATACAACGCTATCGAAAATGACCTTCTTGCACTAAATCAGAGTGACAATACCCTTGTTGTTATTGATCAGACCGATCTACTACTCTCTAGCCCAGTAGCATCTGTGTTCAATCGAAGCTTAGGAGTTTTCGGCAAATCAATCAAAACAACTGCTACTCATCTTATTGTTCGTTCTCTTTCTACATCGCCTTATTGGAGTTATTATAATCTAGTTGACTACTCGCTAGATAAGTCTCTGCCTGCTCTACCAGATATTGGCGAGGGTATAGCAGTCGGCACTAATTACACAGTGGTACAACAAAACAACGGTATAGCACTAATAGATAATACTGACGACTCGATTGTTTCTCAGCAAAACCCAAGTGTGGCTACGGGCGACCAATACATCTATGTAGACAATGTTTATGAGGCGCTAACAAACAACAACGACCAGCCTGACACAGGCACTACAATCGACCCACCCACATGGCTAGACCGTGGAAAAATAAATCCGCTGCGCATGTTTGATGGCAAGCTAGACAGCCCTACAGCATCACAAAGCACGCTAGAAATTACAATTAATCCCGAACAGGTCGCATCAGGTATTGCATTGTTTAATGTTGATGCCTCTACCATTAGAATCACAATGACCGACCCGATTGAGGGCTTGGTTTATGATAGCGGCGACATTAGCATGATTGATAATAGCGGCGTTACTGACTGGTATAGTTTCTACTTCGCACCATACATTAAAAAATCTGACTTTGTAACGCTGGCACTACCACCTTATGCTGACGCTGAAATAGTAGTGACGGTCAGCTCTGTGAGCGGGCCTGTGTCAGTCGGTGAGATCGTTCTTGGCCGTACAATAACGCTAGGCATATCTCAATTTGGCTCTAGTGTTGGGATTCTCGACTTCTCAGAAAAAGAACAGGACCAGTTCGGAAACTTTAATATCATCGAACGCAAGTTCTCTAAGCGCGCTGACTATGATGTTAAAATACCGACAAACACGGTTTCGGGTGTGCAGCGTATATTGTCGAAGTTCAGGGCCGCACCTGCGGTTTGGGTGGGTGATGAAAATCGAGAGGAAACAATCGTGTACGGATATTACAAATCATTTGATATAGTGTTGAGTAACCCAGCACTTTCAGACACTTCAATTCTAGTAGAAGGATTATAAATCATGGCAGCACCACAAAGCACACCTTTACCACCAGTACCGCAACGCAATGAGTCAGAATCAGAATTTATTGCAAAATCAAACGCGTGGGTTGCAGCGCAAGAACCGCTTAGGGTTGACCTGCAAGCGCAGGCTGATTTTGTTAATAATAAATCAGTAGAGGTTGAGTCTAACGCAGCACTAGCCGCAGCGTCTGAGGAGATGGCGCTTGCCGCTGCTAACTATGCGGGAGAATGGTCTTCGCTTACTGGTGCTGGAGTGAAGGGAATATCAGTAGCGCACAATGGCAGCTACTGGGGATTATTAATAAATATCGCCGATATTCCATCTAATGAGCCTGGTGTTTCTGGTTTCTGGCAGATTATCACAAAACAGCTAGGAGCAGCAGCATCTAAAGATACAGGCACGGCACCAGACCAAGTACCCCTAAACTCAGACCTCGGCAGAGCCTCAAAGCTTGATGCAGGAATAGACTTTGACCAAGTCCCGTTTAATTATGGTATTGTTTACCCTGTTGATTCGGTTCAAGACATTGCTGGCCTTGTTGGCACGCAAGATAGCCAGCAGATCAGCTTGAAAGGCTGGCATCCTGGCAGCGATGTAGGAGGTGGCACTCTTTACTGGGACGCTGCAAAACCTAAGTCAGAGCACAACGGTGGTACTGTGTTTAGTCCAACAGTTCCTTATAGCGTTACCACTGGAGATTATCTTGATGGTGTTGGTGAGACTGC